ATGACCCTGAGCTTAGTGGTACGCAGGTTTGTGTTCTTACTGCAAACGGTGCGACGATGGCTGCACTCAGCCCTCCATCTGCAGTTGGCGGGCAATCTAGATGGTCACAGCTTAACATGGCAAATCTTGCTGCTATTAACTGGGAGACTGAGATTGGTGATGTAACTGCAGACGGCACGAATGAAGATCAGACGCGTCTTCTTCGCCGCTTGACTGACGCAGTTGATCGTAATAGCTCCAGAAGAGACCTTCCGGCCACCGCGCTGCAGCCTGAGTCTGGTGATACTGACTTCATCTTTGTTGTCGCACGTACCACTGGTTCAGTTGTGTACTCTGATGGCGCCAACGTTGACGATCTAGATAATTTCACGGCGCGCCAGGTAGCCGCGAACACTCGTATCGATTTCCCACTGGTCGACAACTTTAGTGGCACTCCAGCTGCTGGCACAAGCAACGCTCTAGGAGCTGTTGTTGGTACCGATGCATGGGGCCTTGAGAACCGCACTAACATTCCTGAGATCGACATCAAGGTTGACTCTGTAAGTGTTACTGCTGTCACCAAGAAGCTAAAAGCTAAGTGGACTCCTGAGCTTGGTCAGGATCTCAATGCTTACCACAACCTTGACGCTGAGGTCGAGCTTACTCAGATCCTCTCTGAGCAGATTGCTCTTGAGATTGATCGTGAGATCCTCAACGACCTTATTCAGGGTGCTGCTGCTGGTACGTACTACTGGTCACGCTCACCTGGCCTCTTTGTGAACAAGGTTACCGGCGCTGAGCTTGGTGCCGCCGCTGCAGCTCCGGACTTCACTGGTACGGTTAGCGAGTGGTACGAGACTCTCATTGAGACAATCAATGATGTCTCTGCGCAGATCCACAGAAAGACTCTACGCGGTGGAGCTAACTTCTTGGTCACGTCACCAGAAGTTGCCAACATCCTTGAGTTTACTGCTGGCTTCCGTGCTAACATTACTCACGATGACGACAGAGGCGTTGTTGGTGCAGTCAATGTTGGTTCAATTTCGAAGAAGTTCGACGTTTACGTCGATCCTTACTTCCCACGTAACGTTGTTCTCGTTGGTCGTAAGGGCGGAAGCTTCCTTGAGAGTGGTTATGTATATGCCCCTTATGTGCCACTGCAGGTCACCCCGACGATCTTCGGTACCGAGGACTTCGTGCCACGTAAGGGCGTGATGACTCGCTACGCGAAGAAGATGGTCCGTCCAGATATGTACGGTCTCGTCATTTGTCGTGGACTTCTTGGCGAATCTGGTGCAACTGGGTAATCTGAGATAGACTTTTAGTCTAGCCCCGTCTAGTTTTCTAGGCGGGGTTTTTTTATTTTAAATATAAATGTTTCTTAGCTTTTTTAACAACTATTTACTTTGCAACATACACATCTTTTGATGTAAACTTAGGAGATATTTAAAATGGCGGGAAAATTAGGATTAGCAAGGCTTGAAGCCCTTCTTGAGTCTTTAAATCGAGATTTAAATTTAGAAAATACAACTTTGACAAATGTTGGAGCATCGACGTTTGCTAGCACGATTGGCGTGACAGGGGTTATCACCGCTGAAGATTCGATACTTCATTCAATTGGAGGCGCAGAGAGATATATTGTGGGTCCAGAAATCACACAATTGACCAATGCGACGTCGACTACATCCGGTGCGATTGTTCAACCAGCAAACACAGTGATTACTGGAGCTGGAATCCTTTGCACATCACAAGCTTTTAATCATGGCGGCACTCCAAACTGGACACTTAACGTTGGTACCGATAGCGACGGCACTGGAGAGCAGATTTTGGCTGAAGCAGGCGGACAACTTGGGAGTTCAGTTGCTGAGTGCCTTGCTGCTGGAGCAGTTGGTTCAACTTGGTCTCCAGGCGAGGCCGGCTCAATTCTTAAATTAGTTGACAAGGCTGTTCTTTTTAGAACGACTGACACAAATTTGTACTTTAGAGTTAAGGCATCTAGTGGGAACCCCACTGCAGGAAAGTTTAGACCGCTTCTTCGTGTGGTTTATATTGGATCTGGTTCCTAATAAATTAAAGTTTAAAACTTGTAAAACCCCCTCCAAACGGCAGGGGGTTTTATTTTGGTGTTTAAATAATCTTTTGACTATTTATTATAAATTAATAAGGCGCTTATAACTTAAGCTTTAGGAGAATAAAATGGGCAAGAAAAGAAGAATGGCAAGATACCCTCAAAAGTTTGGAAGAAAATACAGTGCGCATCCGGCTTACCGCGCCAAGCATGGCGATCTGCCGGCTGCAGAGCCAATTGAATTAGAAATCCTAAGCACACCAGAACCAAAGAAAGCTCCGGAGCCTAAGGTAGAGGAAAAGCCAGTGCCTGTGGCAAAAGCTGATCCCCCCAAACAAAAGAAGGCGCCTAAACGTAGTGTGTCTAGTAAGTTAGAGAAGAACGAAAAGTCCAAAGGTTAATTCACCCGCTTCCTAACTACTTATTAGTGCATAGGAGCCTCCATGAATGTCCAAACCGACCCTAACACCAATACAACAAACTTCGGTTGTTGTTCTTACTTCCACCGGTAGCTTATTTCCTCGCGCCAACAGTGCTGCTGATGCGTCCATATATCCATACGGCATGTATGCAGATGGTGGCTCTGAGTTGTTTGACCCAAACTTTATCTCAGGTGCAGTTGATCAGGTTGCTTTTACCTATAAGAAACTAGGTGGTGATGTATTAGATATTGAATTAACTCCGGGCAACATATATGCATCATATGAAGAGTCTGTTTTGGAGTATTCTTATTTAGTTAATATTCATCAGGCAAAGAATTCTTTAGGCTCTGCGCTGGGGATGACAACAGGCACTTTTGATCATGATGGTCTTAGGACTGATGCAGTTAGCGGAACAGAAGGATCTAATTTAGAATTAAAATATCCTAGATTCAAATTTACCTATGCAAATAGAGTTTCTGATGGTATAGTAGAAAAACTTGGTATTGGTGGAGATCAAAGAATATATTCAGCATCAATACCATTTTCTGTTGATCAGCAGGATTTTGATTTACAATCTGTTATTAATGGAAAATCTTTAACTGATGATGTTGACTATTTTGGAAAAGTTAGGAATAAGAAAGTTGAAATTAAAAAAGTTTACTACAAAACACCACACGCGATGTGGCGATTCTATGGTTACTATGGCGGTATTAATACAATCGGAAATTTATCTACATATGGCATGTATGCTGATGATTCCACTTTTGAGGTGATACCACCCTGGCACAACAAAGCTCAGGCCATGGCTTACGAAGATGCGATATACACAAGAAACTCTCATTATTCTTATGAAATAAAAAACAATCGCTTAAGAATATATCCTTTGGGAACTTCGATGTCCCCCGAAAGCATATGGGTCGAGTTTACAGTTGAAGACGAGGCTTACGATGAAGATGGCGCATTAACTGGTGTCCGCGGAGTAAACAACATGAATACTCTTCCATTTGCTAATATACCATACGCTAGTATCAACAGCATAGGAAAGCAGTGGATAAGAAGGTTTGCCCTGGCCTTGTCAAAAGAGACGCTAGGACAAGTGCGAGGCAAGTTTACTACAATTCCAATTCCAGGCAACGATGTCACTTTGAACGCCTCAGATTTATTATCACAAGCAAAAGAAGAACAAGAAAAGTTAAGAGAGGAGCTTAAGACTGTATTGGATGAAATGACATATTCGAAGCTGCTTGAGAAAGATGCTGGAGATGTTAACAATTCAAAAACAATTATGCAAAATGTGCCATATGGTATCTACGTGGGGTAATAATTTATGGCAAAAGATAAATGGGAGCAGCCTTCAAACCCTCCATCGCCTTTATTTTTAGGTGAGAAAGAAAGAGATCTTGTCAAGCAAGTAAATGACGAGCTTATAGAGCGCGTTATTGGCCAGCAGATTATATATTATCCAATCGATTTGGAGCACACCAACTTTCACTCTTTATATGGCGAGGCGATCGCCAAAACATTTTTGCCGCCGGTTAGAGTTCACGCCTTAGTTGACTTTGAGGGTCTGGAAACTGAAGCAACAAATGTTGGCTTGGACAAAAGAACTTCAATTATGGTGCATTTTCACAAAAGAAGATTGACAGAAGACCAAAACCTATTTGTGCGCGAAGGCGACTTTGTATTGTATGGAAAAGCTTATTATGAGATTGTCACTTTGCAAGAGCCTAGAGAAATATTCGGTCAAGCTGACAAGCGAATTGAAGTTGTGGCCAAGTGCTTAAGGGCTAGGGAGGGGCTTTTCAATGCGTATTAAGATTATCGAAGGCGAAGAAATTAAACCTTCTACTATAGAAGATATAGATTTTGCATTGCACGAATATATTAATAAAACATTAGATATATTTGCTACCACAAATGATGGTTGGAAAAAAGTTCCTGTTACGTGGCTTATGCCAGAGAGAGCCTTTGAGGTTAAAGAGAGAAAGCAGAGAAGAGATTCTGTTGGAAATATTATTTTGCCTTCTATATCCCTAGAAAGAGTTTCAGTTATAAAAGACTTAAATAAAAAAGGAAAATATTGGGGATTTCGACCACAGTTCAACGATGTGCAAGGCGGCAATGTAACCTTAGTAAGAAGAATAAACCAGGATAAGACTTCTAATTTTGCAAACGCGGACGCCAAAAGAAGAACTGGGCAAGAAAACTTCCCCAGACACCATGAGGCTGGCACAATCTCTGGTGTGGATAGAAAAAAAGAAAATGACAAAATTGTCTATCAGCACATAACGATACCTCAGCCAGTTTATGTTGAGGCAGGATATAAAGTGGTTTTAAAATCTGAGTACCAACAACAAATGAATGAGATGATAACTCCATTAATCACAAGGCCGCAAACTTTAAATTACATAACTCTAGAGAGAAACAATCATATATATGAGGGCTTCATTGAAAGTGACTATGCACTAAACAATAACTCCTCTCAGTTGGATGATCAAGAGCGTTTATACGAAACTTCAATTAATATAAGAGTTTTAGGACATTTGATTGGAGATGGTAAAAATCAAATTAAGCCAATTATAAGCAAAAGAGAAAATGCAGTGGAGTTTAAAATAGGCAGAGAAAGGGTGATTTTTGGCGATATTCCAGACCATAAAAATAATGAAGGCGGCTATCGACGTTAAAAATGCTTTTTGAATTTACTCTTACTATTTATAATGTGAAATACTCTAGCCAGCACGCGTAAAAGGGAGAATGCAAAATGTCTGTTAAAAAGTTTAAATTTGTTTCACCTGGTGTTTTTGTCAATGAAATTGATAATTCACAGGTACCTAATGATTCCCCAACTTTGGGGCCCATAGTCATCGGTCGTTCAGAACACGGCCCTGCAATGAGGCCAATTAAAGTTCGATCATTTTCGGAATTTGTTGATATTTTTGGAACACCCGTAGCGGGCGGCCGCGGCACCGACGTCTGGAGAGACGGCAACTACACATCGACAATGTATGCAACTTTTGCCGCGCAAGCTTACCTACGCAATAATGCTCCTTTGACTTTCGTTCGCACCCTTGGAGCACAGCACGACCAAGCTTCAACCGCCGGACGCGCTGGCTGGAAAACTGATGCTCAAATTGGCAGTGCCGGAGATGATGACATCAATGGCGGCGCATATGGTCTTTTTATCATTGATTCTGGCTCCTGCTACAGCCCGCCTAGCATTGACATTGGCTTTTACAGTCAAAATTTTGGTGACGTATATCTAGCTTCGTCTACAGGCAGCATGCTTAGCATTACGTCTTCTGCTGGAGTTATTGACCATATTAAATTTGAAAACACAGGCACTAACGCAGAAGTTCTAATGGCTTCCACTCCTAGTGGAGGCAAGATGTTAAAATGCTTAATCCCTGAGGCAGGCGACGCTACCGGTAAAACCACCGCTCTAAACTTTGTTGATGCAGTGAGTACTTTATCAAGCTATACAGCGTCGTTGAGGCACCC